TTTATTTGATTGGTTAGGGATTCGCTCAAAAGTTTCTGAACGTAGTTTGGAGAATCCTTCTACGCCTATAACCACCACAACACTAGAAGAAGGCGGCAGCGATCCTGATTCTATCCAGATTAACGCTGATACTATCCTGTCTATTCCTGAATTTTACCGAGCGGTTCAAATCAAATCCGGCGTAATTGCGTCGCTTCCTTTTTCTATTATTCGCATTTCTCAGGATCGGCAGGAAAAGCTAGTAACCCATCCGATTACTCGCCTTATTAACATCAAGCCCGCTCCAACCTATACGTCTTATTCGTTTTTAGAGACGCTTGTATTACACTTAGAGCTATACGGTAATTTCTATGCTGAAATACGCCGGTATCAGTCCGGTGAAATTAAGCAGCTAGATATATTAAAGCCCGAAGAGGTAGCGATTGAAAAAACAGGCCGGGGCGATGTGCGGTACATTCACACAAAAGACGATATACAGCGGCGATTATATCCTGACCGGGTTTTCCACGTACACGAAACCGGACAAAGCGGATTAAGCGGGATTGACAAAATAAAGGTACACAAAAAGAATTTTGCCCTGGCTATCGCCGCACGGGATTACCTGGCCAATTTTAATGCAAATGGTACTTTCCTATCTGGTGTGTTAATGCACCCGGCACAGCTTAAACCTGAAAGCGCAAAGCGTTTGCGTAAATCATGGGCTAAGTTATACGGCGGCAGTTCCAAAGCCGGGAAAGTGGCTGTACTGGAAGAGGGTATGGATTACAAGCCGATTACCGTTACACCTATGCAGGCGGGCAGCGAAGCGACAAAAGCAAGCATTACCGCTGACATTGCGAGAATTACGGGCGTGCCTAAAATCCTACTGGAAGATTACAGCGACGCAACGCTAAACAATGCCGAAAGTATTGCACAGTTTTTTGTCAATTACACTATCCGGCTATTGGTTGAAAAGATCGAGGCTGAAATATATGCAAAGCTGCTGCCAGATGCACAGCAAGACGATCACCGAGCGCAGTTTGACCTGAAAGGCCTGTTACGACCCGACGCTAAAGGCCGAGCATCATACATAGATGCGATGATGAAATACGGAATAATTAATAGGGATGAAGCGCGAAAAATGGAGGGATTAAACCCGATCGAAGATGGAAGCGGTCAACAATACTTAGTGCCGCTTAATATGTTTGACCCTGAAAATCAAAATAACAATGGAGACAATCAAAACGATTAAAACCGCTTTTCGGGGCGCATTTTCCCCAACGAGCTATAACGAAGAAAATAACTCATTCGACGTAACTTTTACGACGGAGCGACCGGTAAGGCGGTACGACTTTCGCAATGATGAGGAATACGACGAAGTGTTAAGCTTTGAGGGCAACCACGTTAAACTAGACCGGCTAAATTCTGGAGCGCCGGTGCTAAATAACCATGATCGCTTTGGCGGTCTAAATAGTCAGATTGGAGTAGTTGAACGAGCCTGGATTGAAAAAGGGCAGGGCGGCGCTACAATTAGACTAAGTAAGCGCGAAGATGTGCGGGGCATTGTCCAGGACGTACAGGACGGGATTATCAAAAATATATCTATTGGCTACGAAGTGCGCAAAGTTCAGCGTATTGAGCAAGAAGATGGAAAGCGCCCGATTTATAAGGCGGTTGATTGGGAACCGTTCGAGATTAGCCTGGTGCCTGTACCTGCTGATCCTACGGCACAAGTGCGCAGCATTGAAGATAATTTGCAGGAGGTCGAAATAATTAAAGACGAGGTTTTTGCAGAAATTGAAAATGAAAACACCGATTCGACAGCAACACAGGAAGAAATACAAAAAGCATTTGCGGCTATAGATGTGGCCCGCATTGATAATATTTTTTAATTTAAAAATAATAGTTATGACTATTAAATCATTGTACGAGAAGAAGGCTGCAATCTATGCTGACATGATGGATTTGCGCCAAAGATTAAAAAGCGAAGAACGTGGTTTTACCGCCGACGAAGAGGATAGATTCAAAAAAGCGGAAGCCGACATTGCAGAAGCCGAGCGACAAATCAAAAACTTGGAGCGCTTAGAATCTATTGCAGAAGCCAACACACAGGTAGAAGCGCAAACAGAAACACGCAACGAGCCCAAATACTTAGACGTGTTTATCAAGCACTTTACCGGTGGCAATCTTAGCCCAGATGAACAGCGGGTACTCCAAAGAGGTACAGAGACGATCACCACGACCACATCAGGCACAACCTACGGCGGCTATAATGTGCCTATTGAGCTATTCAATGCTATTGAGATTGCTTTACTCGCTTATGGCGGTATGATGCAAGTATCTCGCATTATCACCACAGCGGGCGGTGGTACGCTAAACTGGCCCACCTTAAACGATACTGCACGTAAGGCGGTGATCGTTGCAGAAGCGGCTACAACAGCGGTACAGGATATGACATTTGGTCGTATTCAGTTCAGTTCGTACACTTACCGCGACCTGGTAAAATTATCGCTTGAATTTTTACAGGACGAAGCTACTAACGTGGTTGGTGAGCTTGGAAACCTGTTAGGTATCGGTTTTGGGCGTGCCTTAAACGAGCATTTCACGACCGGCGACGGTTCTGGAAAGCCTACTGGATTTACAACCAATGCCGGAACGGTGACAGGCTCAAGCAATTCAGCTATCACAGCGGATGATATTTTTGATTTGCTGCACGGTGTTGATCCTGATTATCGCGATATGCCAAGCGCTGCCTTTATGATGAATGACGCGACCCTGAAAGCCATTAAGAAGCTAACTATCGGTACGACCGACGATCGTCCGCTTTGGGTTCCATCATTGCGTGACGGTGAACCGTCCACCTTACTAGGCAAGCCCTACGTCATTAATCAGGATATGGCCGACATTGGAGCGAGCGCAAAACCTATCGCCTTTGGTGATTGGTCAAAGTACATTATCCGCCGGGTCCGTGATGTGTCTATCCGTCGCTTGAATGAGCGTTTTGCCGACGATCTTTCGGTAGGATTCCTGGCGTTTGCCCGTTACGACGGTAAGCTGATTAGTACAACAGCCATTAAGACATTAGCACAACCGGCATAACATGGAAGTAAAGTTTTTAACAACGTGTGTTACGATCTTTGGCAAGTATGTCAAGGGTCGTACATACACGCTTAAAAAAGAAAGCGGACAGCAATTCATTAAGGAAGGGTTAGCAGAAGCCGTTAAGAAGCCGACGACGACCCGAAAAAGCAAAGCGAAGTAATGGCAACAAAGGTTATAAGTGCACCCGCTGTAGAACCGATTACTTTAACCGAGGCCAAAAATTGGCTTAAAGTGATTGGTACGGCCGACGATGATTTAATTACTATGCTAATTGAATCAACTAGGCAGTCTATGGAGGATGCACTGAACCTTAAAATGATTACGCAAACAGTAAAACAGACCCGCGACGAATGGCCCGTTGGTTCGGTTGAATTTGAATTAGATGCTTACCCAGTGCAATCTGTTACAAGCATCGCCTACAAAACCACATCCGACACAACGCAAATACTAAGCGCTGATAGTTACGTATTAGATAACACTACACAGCCAGCGCGAATATACCTGAAAGACGGATACACCTGGCCGACCTTGCAAGCAGAATCAGAAGCGGTTACAATTAATTTTGTAGCTGGGTATGGAGATACCGCCGCAGATGTGCCGTCGAAGCTGAAAACCTTAATTCTTCATGCGATTGCATTCGCTTACGAGAACAGGATGAATCCCGTGCAAGAGCGGGTTACGTATATCGACAAATTAGTTTACCTGCATAGAAACTGGACATTTGAATAAGAAAAACGTCATAGGATTAATGCGGCATGAATTACAGTTTTTATCCCCGCTAACGGGCAGGGATGAAAACGGAGCCGAAACGCAAACCTGGATCGCATCGCAAAAAGTGTGGTGTAATATTGAGTTTTTGGAAAGTGGCAGCGATGAAAAAAGCGAAGGCGCACGTATTCACAGCTTTGTTAATACCCGTATCAAATTACGCTACCTGGAGGGAATTACGGCAAAGATGCGGCTATATGCTCGGGGTTATGAATTTGACATATTGACGGTATTACCTGACTTACGTAATAGTTATTTGGTACTAGAGTGTAAGCAAGACCGACCTTCCACCCTGTTAGCTTGGTCTACGCAAGATGGACAATACTGGACTGACCCGGACGGCAACCAATGGATATTTGAAGACCCGTCGCAAACGCTAACTAATGCCACGGGTATAAGCTGGACGGACGGACAAGGTAGGATTTGGACACCTAACACGATCCTAGATGACAATTAACGAGCAGGAGTTACAAGAGGTGTTACGGTCGCTAGATGATTTTCAAAACAGTATCAGCGACAGGAAGCTAAGACGTAGAATAATGCGCAAACCTGCAAAAATTGTAGTAGATGCAGCCCGGCCAAAAGTGCCACGATCAAAAAAGATACACTACCGATATTCTACGCCAAAGGTGGTGAAACGCAGACGAGCCACAAAAGGTAGTGGTGTGATTTTAGCGGCTTACGTGCCTGGGAACCTGCGCAAGTCAATTAAACGGCTGAACTTTCGTAAATCATTTCGGGAGTTTGTAGGGCCAAAATTGAGGAAAGGAAACACAAAAGGTGTTTTCGGCTTGAATGCGACGAAGGTAGACGGCTACTATGCCGCAATGATGGCAGGAAGTGAGCAAGCGTTTAGAAAGCGGTTCCTGGAACCAGCACTAACTGCAAACGCAGGGCGAATACTGAAAACAGCAGAGCAGGAACTAGACAAGGAGATAGCAAAACTCAAAAAAGATACAGGATTATGAATGTTGCACCGGCTGTATTTGAAATATTGAGAAATGACGAAACGATCAGCGGTATCGTTAAAAACAGAATATACCCCGATCAAGTGCCGCAAAATGTACCATACCCGGCGTTGGTTCATTATAAGACAGATGTCGAAAAAAGCACGGTTAAGAGTGCAGATACAGAAAATTACAAAGTGCGGTGGCAAATCGACATTTACACGGCGAAGTATGGAGAAGCAGCGACTTTAAGCCAGGCAATTATTGACCTCCTAGACGAATACCGAGGAACTGTAAAAAATATAAATATTCAAGGAGTTTATTTTCAAAGCCAAAGCGACGATACATTTATTCAGGAGCTGGAGGCTTTTGCAACACAAATGAGCTTTCTATTTAGGATCGTAAAACAAAATTAAAATAAATAAATTATGGCAACTACTGGAATCGTAGACGGTAGTCTACTTAGGATCAAAATAGGATCATCGGTCGTATCCTACGCAACGGTATCAAATTACAGCCGCACGCGAAATGTTGAGGATCGAATACATAAAGACTTGACTTCTGGCCAGGTCGAAAAGAGCCTAAAAGAAGCGTCGGGTACTGTATCAATCGAAGGTTTTTACGCCGAAGATGCTACAAATAACAGCCCCGAAACATTAGAAACGGCTTTCGAGAATAAAACTCAATTATCCGTTGATTTTACTACCGGAGTAACTGGTGATTCAATCCGCTCCTTTTCTGCTTACATTTCATCGCTTGAAATTAATGCAGAAGCACAGCAGGATGTAACCTTTTCGGCTACATTAGAAATTGACGGGGCGGTAACTATTCAAACAGTAACGTAATATGAGAGAATCAAAAGCAATCAAATTTAATGGTAAATCATACCCGGTAAGTTATAACCGTTACGCATTAGGCGAGTTTATGCGCGATCAAGGATTGACGCTGTCCGATATGGATAAGCTGCCAGAAGATTTGAAAACGATGCAAAAGCTCGCCTATTACGGTTTAGTTGGTGGTCACGCAGCTAAAACAGGCAAAGATTTACCTATGACCTATATAGAATTTTGTATTGACTTGGCAGACGATAGCGACGCATTAAATGAATGTATCGAATTGTTTGCACAGCAGCAAAGCGAGGGCGCGAAGGAAGCGGAAGCGGAAAAAAAGCCGAAACGCCAAGCGAAAGCGACGGCAACACAGGCGAAACCTTAACGCTTTCCCAGGTAGACGGCATTGTAATGGGTGTTATTGGTATTTCGTATATAGATTATATGTCAATGACATTTCGTACAATTAACGCCATTATTAATGCGCATCAGCAAAGGCGAAAAGATGAATACCGCAACGGATGGGAACAAACACGAATGTTGGCCTTTTACGCAGCGAACCCGGAAACAGCGAAGAAAGCAGGAAGCCCCAAAGGGTTGATAAAATTTCCCTGGGAAACCGCCGAAACGCCGAAGCTCAGTAAAGAAGAGATTAGGGGTACTTTTGAAGGACTGGATAAGAAAATAAAAGAATTGCATGGCTAAGGATTTGAACGTAAGTCTAGGCTTACTTACGGAAAATTTCAAAAAAGGGCTAAAAAGCGCAAAGCGGGATTTAAATCGTTTTGCCCGACAAACTGAGCAGGTAGGGTCTACCCTTACCCGCTCTTTGTCTATTCCTTTGGGCGGTGCAGCCGTGGCGGCGGTCAAAAGTGCAGCAGATTTTGAAAAGCTTGAAAAGCAGTTTACCAGTGTAACGGGTTCAGCGGATGCGACACAGCAGCAGATTGCGAGCCTAAAAAAGATTGCTGAAGCGCCTGGTTTAGGCTTTGAGCAAGCGGTACGGGCATCAGCTAGATTACAGGCAGTGGGATTGAACGCAGCCGACGCAGAAGCGGCTATTCAAGAATTTGGAAACGCCGTAGCTAGATCTGGCGGTGGGGCTGTTGAGTTTGACGGGGCAATCCTAGCACTTACCCAGATTGCAAGTAAGGGCAAAATATCAGCCGAAGAAATTAACCAGCTGAATGAACGTATTTTTGAGATACGACCCGCCTTAGAACGGGCATTTGGTACGTCATCTAGTGAAGAACTGCAAAAGCTAGGTATATCATCCGAAGAATTTATCTCAAAGATGACGGCCGAGTTTGCGAAGCTAGACCGGGTTCAAGGTGGACTTGCAAATGCTTTTGAGAATTTGGGAATTGGTGTTAAGTCATTTGCTGCTGACATTGGCGGCGTTATCACTGATCTTTTCCCTGTCCAGGATATTGTTGAACAGATCACAACTAGGCTGAACAATTTAGCTACATCCTTCAAAAACCTAAGTAAGCCCGCACAGCGATCCATAATACAATTTGGAGCCATTGCCGCAGCTATTGGCCCTGTATTGCTTGCTATCAGCGGACTAGCTAGAGGGCTTGCATCTTTAACGCCTGCGCTGCTATTAGTTACTAATACCTTTAGGAAGGCCGCCGGGGCCGCTATACGGTTTTATGACGGCATTACAGCTTTGCCTGGTGTAATATCCTCTATTCGCAGTGGAAGCCTATCTATGGGCGAAGCATTTGGCAAATTGTCGCCACGATTAGCAGCAGCCGTTAAAGCTTTTCGAGCGTTTAATCTCGTAACAAAAATTAGTATTATTGGTGCGGTGGTGGTTGGTATTACGGCATTAGCAGCGGCGTTTCAGGCGTTACGTAAAAAGGCCGAACGGGCAAACGCTGTAAACCGAATATTCAACAAGGTTAGCCAGGAAGCCACACAAAGCATCATTGCCGAACGATCAGCAGTAGACAGGTTGGTTAAGATTGCACAGGATGAAACGAGGTCTAAAAACGATCGAATTAAGGCGTTAGAACGATTAAAGCAAATCAGTCCTAAGTATTTTAGCGATTTGAGCCTCGAAGAACAATCGCTAAAACGTCTTACGCAATCGCAAAAGAATTTTAATGAGGAGCTGTTGCGTCAAGCAAAGATAAAAGCAGCTGAAGAACAACTTGTTGAGATTCAAAAAGAGCTTCAAAACGCCCAAGCTTTATTTGAAGAGGGCAAACCTACAT